TAACGACTGTGGCAGCAGTCAAAAGGGTGAGTGAACATTGACAATAAAAAATAAACAGTAGACCGTCCGGCAAGACTCACATCTACTGTTCATTCACCTAAGAGCATTATAGCATAGTGCCTCTTAGGAAACAAGGAGGAACGTTATGTATAATGCCAATATAAAAAGTGAAATTATTAATAATATCATCTTCGAGATGTCCGGATATGTAGATAACACGACATTAGATATCATGCAAAAAGTCATTGAAAAACAATTAGTCGCAGTAAACATGGAAGAAATCACCAATCTTCCAGTAGAAATACGGACATCAGCGGAAGAACAGAACCGTTATTACATCAGCCTCATGATGATCAAGAAAAAGAACTTACGTCCAGAGACAAAGGCTCAGTACCGTGATGCCATTATGCGTCTTACAAGTGTCATAGAAAAGCCACTTAACAAAATGGACGAGATTGACATTGACAGTTATCTTGATTGGTATGAGAAGCGGAACGTGGCAGCAGGAGGCAAGAAGAATCAGGCGTCAACCTGCAATAACGAACGCCGATACTTATCAGCATTTTTCACATGGATGCGCAAAGAAAAGTTCATGAGCTATAATCCGGTGGAGGCTACGGAGCCGATGAAGGAAGTAATAAAGCCAATTGATTACTTCCGGCCAGCACAGATCGAACAGCTCCGGGAGGGTTGCGTCTCTTTGAGAGACAGAGCTATCATCGAAGTGCTCAGAAGTACCGGAGCACGCGTTGGAGAAATTCCACAGATTAACATCGATCACGTAGACTGGGCGACTGGAGACATCATGATTATGAGTGAGAAGTCCTACAAGTATCGTCTGCTGTATCTGGACGAAGTAGCCAGATATCACCTGAAGAAATACTTGGACAGTCGCACCGATGACAATGAAGCACTGTTCGTGTGGGACAAGGCGCCATATAACCGTCTAAAGAAGAGCGGAATCAGAAACGCCATGAAGGAAGTAGGCAAGAATATGGACTGCAAGGTCTATCCACACAAGCTTAGAAAGACTCTGGGAGTCAATCTGAAGGACAAAGGAACAGACATTGGAATCATTCAGGAAGTGATGGGACACGCCAATCCGACTGTAACAAGTCGCTATTATGCACAGATCAGCCCGGAGGCAATGAGAGATGTACGGAGAAGAACAGCGTAGGAGGATATATGCCAGACACAAGACCGATCAATAAAAAGAAATATAATATTTCAAAAAATAGATTCTGTGAATTAAAATACAGATGCTATCAATATCCAGAATGGCGTGAAGAACTTGCAAATCTTACAAATACAGTAAAAGCCATCCAGTATGGACAGGAAGGAAAAGGAAGCCCATCACAGGGGAGCGCGACGGAACAACTGGCAATCAGAAGAGCGGAGCTGGAAGAAAAGTGCAAGATAGTCGAGCAGACAGCAATAGAAGCGAGCCCGGATTTGTACAGCTGGATATTAAAAGCAGTTACGCAAGAAGGAGTAACATTTAATAATCTACGAATGATGGAAGGAATGGATTGCAAAAATACGGACTATTACGAGGCAAGGAGAAAGTTCTATTGGTTGCTGGATAAAAAAAGATGGAAATATTAAGAAAATAAAAACTCACAGGACAAAAAACCGTGTTAATATGATAGCGTCCAAAAGATGAGATCAGACGAATCACAAAGGACTCCTTAGAATTTCACACATCAGAGCGTGGCTTAATCACGCTCTGATAAAAAGAAGAACGAAAGAGAACAACAGAAGAGAATGAACAGTGGCAGCAGTCAATTGATTGCTGCCATTTGATTTGGGAGGGAATATGCTAGTTACATGTAAAAACACATGCTGTAAATATTATTACCAGCTCAAGAAAGGGCAGCATTGCCCGGCAGAGGAAGGGTGCCCTGGATACACAAAAAATAAAAGAAAAGCGAACAGCAAGATACCGAAGTGCAAGGAATGTGAGTACTGCAAAAGGATCACTACCAATGACGGAAAGGAATATCATTATGCTTGCACATATATGAACAGGAATAAGGTAATTCTCTTTGCAGAAAAGAGAAAGTGTGATTGTAGAGTAATGTAGCAGGAGGGTGCGAAAGGCAAGCACACCGGTGTTAGTAGCCGGAGGAAGCAGGTTCGATTCCTGCTCCTGCAATCGTGCGACGTCGCAAAAGAATATGGCAGAGTGGACGAAAGAAAAGATAAAACAATTGATAGCGGAAGATAAGCTATATAGATTTTATAAGAGCAGAGAGTGGAAGGAACTGAAAGAGAAAGTCCTGAAGGAATTCCATAATGAATGCCTATGGTGCAGAGAAAAGGGAATCATATCAAAAGCAGAAGAGGTACATCACATACAGTATGTTAAGAAGTACCCAGAGCTTGCACTGTGTGAGTACTATGATTACAGAGGGCAGAGATACAGGAACCTTGTGCCGCTCTGCCACGACTGCCACGACAGAGCACATGAACGAATGAAGTATAAGAAAAAGAAACAGGTGAATGAAGAACGTTGGTAAAAGTTGGAGACTATGTCGTGTTCACTGGACACGGATACAGGAGAGCAATTGAATACAAGTATGACAGAGTGTTCGGGAACTCACCACACAGAGTGACAGAGGTGCGAACGTCCTGTTGCAACCGATTCCTGGTACTTGATGATGTGATTGGCATGTACAGCGAGATTTTTTTCACTAAAACAGACCCCCCTACCCCCATATACCCTAATTTTCGTGGGGGAGCTTACAACGGGTAGGGGGCAAGACTAAACCGCGCTGAGTCGCGCATGATAAAAAATAAAAAAGTTGGTGTCAAGATGGAAAAGACAAAAAAGCCGACAAAGGCGCAAATTAAGGCTTCGCTAATAAAGCAGCTAGAAGCAAAAGGCGCGAATGTAGCTCATTTTATGGATCTTATTTATGACTATATGTCGCTATATGATATAAAAAAAGACCTCCAAAAAGATGTAAAAGAGAGGGGAGTAGCCTATGAGGCAACCTCCGCGAATGGCTATCCGATCATTAAACAGAACCAATCTGTAAAGGATTTGGTAGCGGTGGAAAAGCAGATGCTTCAGCTCCTGAAAGAAATGGGGTTGACGACTGATGAACCGACAGGAAATGAAATGATAGATGAAGATCTGTAAGCAGATAGATGAATAT